GGTTGCGTAGGACGGGGGCATGACTGCCCCCGTAAACCCCCTGTCTACTAGTTGTAGGTTGCGTAGGACGGGGGCATGACTGCCCCCGTAAACCCCCTGTCTACTAGTTGTAGGTTGCGTAGGGGTCTTAAGGGGAGATGCAATCTCCCCTTGTTTAAACCTTCAAAGCACTTAAACTACTTAATATACTTTTACCCTCTTTAAGAACTGGTGCAAGTTCGTTTATAGTACCCTTTAATTGTTTCACAGCATTGATGAGTTCAAATGTCTCTTTTTGAGCCTCATGTGGTTTCATATCATCTGTGCTTTTACTCTTTGCATCTCTTGCCTCTTTCTCTGAAATCTTACTTTTGTTGAAATCGTAATCAGCTATCTCATTCTTCTCGTTCAAATCATCACTATTCAATGCTATACCACCTTCCAACTTCTTTATTAAACCCTGTAAATGAGAAACTCTCTTCTTTGTCTCTTTGTCAATATCTCCCTTCTTCTCCTCATTCTCAAAGTGTTCTCTATGTGTTACTGCACGGTAATTTTTCAAAATAACATACAATAAACCCCAAACCACAACAGAGCACACAAATGAGATAACCAAATTCTTCATATAACTACTCGCTATAATCCAAATTAAAACAAACGAAGCTATATGAGAATAATTGCAATCTGTGCTATTTCTAAAGGCTATCATTAAAATCAATACTAAAGATACAATAAGTGTCCACATATATAATAATAGTACATAGATAAAAAAATGTGCCTTTTTAGAAAAAAAGGCATACATCATCATTCCTTTTTCTTAAAGAGCAAATCCCTCTTACTCTTTCCATATCCATTTCTTGTCCAGACTGATGTAAGATAGTGTCTTGTGACATTGTCCTTTGATTTGAAATCCTTTGATTCAATTTTCGGATTGTAATATTTGAAAGGCAACACATTAACAGCCTTTCTATTCTTTTTGTAAACATCACTTATTAATCTCGGACCAGTCGCTGACAGAACATTTCTCACTCTCCTTCTCTTCTTCGCTTCCTTCAAAACATCCATCCAATAAGACGGTCCAACTGGTGAAGCCATCAAAGAGTTCTGAATGTCCTCATTATACTTATATGGACTCTCAACAATACTCACTTGTGGAACATTTACTTTGTTATAAAAATTCTTGTTACAATAAAAATCCATATCTGCATATATACCACCCATCTTATATAATATCAAATATCTCGCCATATCTATCCTCTTTATATTCTTCTTATAACCTCTGTAAGTTTTATAGAATCCTGGAAAGTTTTTTCTAACAAAATCCTTCAAGTCGGTGTCATTCCACATTATGTGTTTGTACTCTGGTTCAGGAAAATGCTTCTTCCACGATTTCTGACAAATGTTCCATGTCTCCGGCCACATCTTCTTATTAGCTGGTGCAGTCTGATGAATTATCTTCGGAACATAAACTTTACCATCTTTGTTCTCGAAAAACTCCATCTGTTGCCTATGGATTTTCAATAAAATTCCCAATATTATAAATAATATTACGGCTATACACAAAAGTATTGCACTATTCATAATATTTTATCATAGAATTTAATTTCGCTTCTTGCCATACAAAAATCGTTATTCTCTTCACACGACATTCTGATATATTCATCCTACAATTCTTTAAGCTTTTATATATCTAGTAGGCATTACACAAAGCCTCTCTATCATTCTCTGAACCTTTCACAAGAACAGCCTTCATCTTATCAGTTCTCATAATCTTCATAAACAGATCGGAGAAACTCCTAATCTTCTCTCTCATCGCCTCAAACTTCTCATCATTAAACTCCACATCAATAATATTAACAATTCCTTTACCCTTCTTCAAAAACTCCACAAGAACCGCATTCTCCACATCGAAAATGTACATGTATGATTGAATCTGAGTCCTCTCATAATTTCTCAACCTATAAAACAACCTATAAACCCTGTTCTTAATCTCAACAATTGTTCCATCCTCCAACTTTCCATCAACTCTTCCACCAATATACCACTTTGTTCCATCATTATTGAATAATACCTTCTTATAAAACCCATTATCCAATATCACCTTTTCCTTCCTAATATCCTCAAAATATTTCACCGCATCACTCTCACTTCTTATTCCAAAATTTCTATTTCCAAAATTATCCAAACTCTTCTTCACTTCCTCCTTCTCCTTCTTTGCAACCTCTGTGAACTTCTTCAGTACAACCTTCTTTGCTTCAACAACTTCCCCTTTCTTGACTTTTTCCAAAATCTTCTCCACCTCTTTCTTTGTTTCCTCATTAACAAACTTCTTGAGAATATCCTGTTTACTCTTCTCTATCACCTTATTATCTGTCGTCTTCTTAATCTTCTCTAAGAAATTATCAATACTCTTCTTATCATCCTCCGTCTTCTTATTGAACTTCTTCATCACCTTTGTCTTATTAACACTGAGTTCAGCAACTGTTGAAGATTTCAAACAACTGTCCAAATCTCTCTTCAAATTCACATTCCGAGAATTCGCAATTGCATTCAATGTCTCTCTGTCAGTCTTAATAGGAACAACTTTCATGTTAAGTTTTTCTACTGTTTGCTGAAAATCTGTTGGATTATACCTTTGCCATAGTTTCAAAACGAAATCACTCATCTTCTCAAACGTGTTCTCTCTAGTAATTATTGCCACTTCACTTGCATACAAAATCATTATTACAATACTTAATAATCACCAAATATTTTTTAAGTACCTCCGGAAAAAATATATTCTTTAGAGTATAATGTTTCCAACATTGACCACTTATGAAGCTCAAATAATATGTATTATGGAGTACTATGACAAAGAGATAATAGATTTGGTTAAGAAGCACAAAAAGTTTCTTAAAAACAACAATTTCTCAACTATTTTCTTTGTTCATATTGAGAATAGGAATACCGAAGCTTTCTATAAACATATTCAGAATCTTGCATCGAATAGATTGGTGAATTGGTATGTGAATTATAAGACCAGACAGACAATTAAGAAGCTCACTAACATGAAAGAAGATCTATCTGAAATAGATCCAAGAGATTATTATTCTGATAAAAATGAGCGATTTAATTTTGTAGAATTATCAAGAGATATATCCATTTTGACAGAACCCCCAACAAAGAATCTCTTTACACGACTCATCAGTTATTTTTTTGATTAAAATAATGTCTATATAGAATAGATTATTTATGCCGTATTTCAAAAATGGTAAATACAATATTCTATATATTCATGTCCCAAAAACTGGAGGTTCATCCATAGAAGAGTATTTCTCAAAACTTACAAAAACTCCATTAAATAAACACAGTCTTTTTGGACCACACAAACAGATACCAGAATATCCATATAGTGGTGCACCCCTACAACATCTATATTTAGACGGTATATTGAGATATGCCAAACTGTTTAAGATTACACAGGAAAATCTAAAAATTATCATAAGTGTTAGAAATCCTTATACAAGAATGATAAGTGCACTCTTCTATAGAAATAAGATAGATCTCAATACACCTCCAAAGGCTGTTTTCAGAATTTTAAAAGAGTTCATTGCAAAAAAAGGCGGTGTTCAACATCATAACGTTCCTCAATGGAAATTTTACTTAGTTGATGGACTAATTCCTATGAAGAATGTGCATATTATTAAGAATGAGACATTGAATGAGGATATGGAGAAGTTAGGTTTCAGAAATTTCAAGAATATGAAGAAATACAATACCAGTCACAGAAAAAGTATAAATTACTTTAAATTTCTAAATAAAGATTCTATAAGATTGATAAATAGAGTGTACAAAATGGATTTTGAAATATTCGGTTACAAACAGATTATCCCAATATAGCTTTTCGACAAAACAGATACTTACTCATTACAGAATTATACTTTATGAAATCGGTAGTTGTCAAGTACCTCGATGATGTCCTGAGTTCTTTTGGATCAACAAACATATATTTTCCATTCACATATGGTACTCCTTCTGCGATGAATATGTTTATGAAAAAGTATTCATCTGGGATTCCCAAATTACTAAATAATGAAACATACTTCTTAAATTTTATCTTCTCATAATCTGTTCTACTTATACAGAAGAACATATTCTGTTTTCTCCATTTTTCTATACTGAATTTTCTACGTAGTGGATGATTAATCTTCAAACAATTAAAATTCTTCAAGAGATGTTTCCTTCCAAACTGTTTAATCTGTTCACTGAATATAGTTTTATCAATCTCATAAATTTCATGAAAATTCTTAAGTGGAAGCGAATCAGAACTCAAAATATAGAACATATCACACCCATCATTGTAAGCATGTCTCAACAATATCAATATTGCCTTAACAAGAGATATATCTCCCCATGCAGTCGGAATCGATTTCACAAATGTTAAATTGGGAAAATCTAGAACTGGTTTTACTTTATAGTGGACATAAACTCTGAATTTATCTTTGTCAATATTCTTGAAATAGTTCTTATAAAATTTCTTATTAAAAAATCTGTCTTTAATCAAAAAAAGAAATCCTATTTTCTTCATTATAATTTATAATATAAAAACAGTACAGAATTTATAACTATATGCTTAAAATTGCTATACTTATTCCATCAACATCCAAAAATAGAGATTGGTGTACTATAAAAGATTCTTACTTGTACTCATTAACATTAAGATCGTTCTTGTCAACATACACATTGAATTATACGTATAAATTCTATATAGGGGTTGATGATGATGACGAGTTTTACAATGATGAAAATATTGCCAAGTTTGAAAGATTCTGTTCAGTCATGAAGAATATCGATATCGAGTTTATGAGATTCAATGTAACAAAAGGACATTGTACAAAGATGTGGAACATATTGTTCCAGAAGGCTTACAATGATAGTTATGACTATTTCTTTCAATGTGGAGATGATATTCAGTTCTTAACAAAAGGTTGGGTAGATGAGTGTGTTAATAGATTACAACAACATGGAGACATAGGAATGGCTGGTCCTATAAATAATAACAATAGGATATTGACACAATCGTTTGTGTCAAGAAAGCATATGGAGATATTTGGACAGTATTTCCCAGAAGAGATAATAAACTGGTGTTGTGATGATTGGATCAACTTTGTTTACTATCCCAAATATCTATATGCACTCAATAAACATTTCTGTTTGAATTTAGGTGGACAACCCAGATACACTATAAATAATGATGAATCATTTATAGAGAATTTAAAAGATAAGACAATGGAACTCAGACAAGAATGTCAAGAGATAGTTTTAAGAAGCAAGAAGATCTTAAACAACTATCTAGCACAGCAATCAACTGCCTAAACAACCTTTCTTAGAGACTCTCTCTTCTTATTCTCACCCTCAAATAACATTCTCTCAGCAGGTGGATACTGTGTTGCACCTTCAATATCTCTTATACCTTTTACCAATTTGTAGATACCGGATGGTTCTACAGATGACATTTGATCACTTCCCCACATTCTTCTATCCAATGTTATGTGTCTCTCAACCCATGTTGCACCCAATCCAACAGCAACATATGTTGTGATCAATCCGAACTCATGACCACTATAACCAATCTCCTTATCCGGATACTTCTGCTTCAACCACTCAATGTATCTCAAATTCAGTTCATTGGTTGGACATGGATATGTGGAGTTTGTGTGCATAATAACATCTGGATTACAACACTCAACACATCTATTAATCTCCTCCTCTGTACTCATTCCCGTACTAATGATCAAGAAATCGAACAACTCTCTCGTAACCTTGCACAATTCCAAATCTGTAATACATGCACTTCCAATTTTCGCAATATTAGTGTACTTAGCCATCAACTTAGCAGAGTTTACATCCCAAACAGATGCAAACAACTTTATTCCAATCTGATCAGCATACTCCATCAACTCAACAATCTGTTCCTCACTGAACTCGATTCTATGTTTGTACTCCAAATAACTCATCTCTCCCCATGGTGTCATTCTTCTCTTACTCTTCTGTGACTCGGGAACACAAACATCTGGATCTCTCTTCTGAATTTTCACATAGTCCAAACCAGCACCTTTAGATATCAACATCAATTGTTTGCACTTTTCTATTGAACCATTGTGATTTATTCCAATCTCTCCTATAATTTGTACCATCTATATTACAATTGATACATATAATTATTTAAGTTAGAACTTATCGTCGAAAAAAGTATAAAAACAAACAAAATAATATGAAATATGGGTTTATGTATAAGTGCGACTATCAATGAAACAGATGAAACACATATTTTATGGTTCAAAAAACGTCCAACATATCGCGATGTATTGAATAAATTGATTAAAAGAAATGCAATTGATGATGATAATTACAATGTTTATATTTTTACTAAGTATAAAATATTCGATGCTAGATATTGGAAAATTAAAACATTGGATTTAATTGATATAAAAAAAAAAAGAGGTATCTAGTATAAAATGAGAATTTATGTTATTGGTCACAATACATGGTTAGGACAGAAGTACATAAATGAGTTCAAAAACAAGAATATAGAGTATGTGACAAGTGATTATGAAGTTGATTCTAATGATATTGTTTCAAATATTGCGGAAGAGAAAGTAACACATGTTATTTACTGTTTAGGATACCAATCAGTTGTAGATTACGGATTCAATCTCACACAGAATGTTAAGAAGAATCTATATGGTCCTGTTCATATAGCGATGTTCTGTCACAGATACAATATACACTTCACATATATAGGAACAGGTGATATTTACGATTACGATGATGATATTACTCCTGGTGGCGATAGAGACTTCAATGAGGAAGATGATCCCAACTACATTAGAACTATATATCATCTTGTTAAAGGACAAACAGATCGACTCATCAAAGTAACAGATAGTCTGAATCTAAGAATAAGAAGACCTATTACAGACAATATCAATGAAGAAGATAATCATATTGCAAAATTATTAAAGAATAAAAATAAAGTATCAACTATACCAAACTCATATAGTGTTCTTGATGAACTTATACCAATATCATTGGATATGATTGATAGTCAAGTTAGAGGTACATTCAATTTTACAAATCCAGGAAAACTTAGTGATGATGACATTCTCGAAATGTACAAGAAAACTGTTGATCCGGAACTTGAATGGAAAACATGTAAGAGAGATCATGAAAGTAATGCAACATTTGATGTATCTCTTGTAGAGCTGAGTTACAAAATTACACCTATACAAGAATCACTCGGTAATGTTTTAGCAAGAATTAAAGAAAACTGATCAGTTCGAATTTTATTTTTTTCCCAAATCTCCAATAACATACACTTCCATTTATATTATTTCTAATAAATTTTTGATACCATCTTCTAACTTAATTGATACACTCCATCCTAATTGTCTCAATTTACTATTACTAATATAGTATCTCTTATCATTAAACGGTCTATCTTCAACATGTTCGATCCATTCGTCATAATCGGTTATTCCCTTAATCTTCTCAATTAATATCTTCGCGATGTCGTTTACAGTATATTCCATACCATCATCACATCCGATATTATATATCTCACCAATAACACCTTTGTGCAAAACAGTTTCGAAAGCACGTGATGTATCATCAACATGTAGGAAAGCTCTCACTGTTTCTCCTGAACCATGTATTGTTACTTTTTTGCCTTCGCGAAGCAATTTAATAAATTTCGGTATTAGTTTCTCTGGATACTGATTTGGTCCATAAACATTATTACCTCTTGTTATAATAATCGGCATTCCAAAACTATGATGATACGATTGTGCATAAGCCTCCGCACCAACTTTTGACGCCGCGTATGGATTTGTTGGACATCTCAAAGACTGTTCTGTTTTGTGACTCTCGTCTATATCCAATTCAGATTCACCATAAACTTCATCAGTTGATACATGAATAAACTTCTTCAAATTTGGACAATATAACCTAGAAACTTCCAAGAGATTGTGAGTTCCCATAATGTTATCCTTTGTGTATTGTAGAGAGTTGTTAAATGAGTTGTCAACATGTGATTGGGCAGCGAAATGAATAACATGAGTTATATTGTTAGTCTCAAAAATGTACTTCAAAAAACCATATGACCCTAGGTTACCATGTATGAACTCGTAATTGTCAGAGTTCTGAATATCTTCATCTATATTGTTCCTATCAGCACAGTAATAGAGAGCATCAAAGTTTATAACATTAATATCTGGATACTTCTTGCAGAAATAATTAACAAAGTTAGATCCAATAAACCCCGCACCACCTGTTATAAACAGTGTGTCAATATCGTTCTTCTCTGGTCTGACGCTAGGTGACCTACCTAAAGGTGGTCTGACGCTAGGTGACCTACCTAAAGGTGGTCTGACGCTAGGTGACCTACCTAAAGGTGGTCTGACGCTAGGTGACCTACCTAAAGGTGGTCTGACGCTAGGCACATATGTTTTTTTGTATTCAACTAGGCATTCTCTTACAGCATCTTTTATGTGTGGAACATCTGGATATAAAAGTTCTAATTTGGTTGTGTCTAAATAGTTATTGGATCTATCTGCAGCCAATATTTTGCTTTGTTCTTCTATTGAGAAGTTCTGATATGTGAAATCTGGATCAACTATCTCTTTGAACATGTCCAGTATCTCGTTGTGGGATATCAATCCGGGATTTGTGAGATTTATTGTTCCAGTAAGATTCAGTAACATCCAATCAACAACTTTTGGTAAGAGTGATGGTAAAACTGTCATGGAGTTCTTGATAGAGCATATCTTCTCATATCTTGTTATCTTCGTTATAAAGTTTCTTGGATTCATCTCTCCTGTTATCGGCATTCGAATACGCAGGTTTAAGACTGTGTTAGTAAACTGTCTCATAATTCTATCTGTAAATCCCTTAACAGTTGAGTAACCAGAACCAAAAAAGTTGGGATTGGAACTTTCACCGAACCCATTCTTCTCCTCTTCATACGGATGTTCCTCATCATATTTGTAAATACAACCAGTTCCCAAATATGTGTAATGTATGTTTCTATCTCTGCATATCATTGCTAAAGCAATTGGAGAATATAAATTGTCTCTAACATTCTCAACCAGTTTACCCTTCTGTTCAAGGTAGTCTATTGTTGTGTAAGCCTTATCCCCAATTCTTCCGTGAGTTCTTCCGATGAAAGACACAATGTTTGTTGGTTTGATGAGATTTATCTCTTCAATTAAAGTCTTCTCATTATCAACGCGACTCTCACCTACAATATATTGTACATCTCTCTCTTGCAGTATTTTTATAAACTGTTGACCAATCCAACCTTTTGAACCATATACTAATACTTTCATTATTACTATATGCAAAATAAAATTTTTCTAACTTATAACACAATAATTGCCATTATCATCATCAGATTCCTTAAGTTTTTCTATACAGATCTAACAACATTTTGCTACTCTCTGTCTCTCTATCACCTAAATCATACAATGTATCCACTGTTATACGTACATCCTTTCCATTAATCTCTATAATTTTTCTACCATCATATATGTCAACATTGTCTCTCTCAGACATCTTCAACTTGATCACCCCCTTCTCATCAAGTCTATTAACAATAGTTGACCAATCTATCGTTCCATCCGCTTTATCGAATAAATCTTCGTATATCTCAATCGAATTTCTATCCACATAAGTCTTGTGAATTATACACTTTGTTGTTTTATCAATAAGTTTCTGAAGAGTGTTCAAATCAAAGTAACTTCCATTCTCTAAATTACAAAAATCGGGATCACTAACAGAATTCGTATGAGACACACCTAAACATTTGTAAGGTTCAATAGTCTGACTGGTCGTTCCATAATTGAACATAACATATGGTGTTGATGTTTGTGAAATAATCATTATAAACTTACTGTGATCTTCATTAAGATATAGGATCAGAGGTAGATTTTGAATAACATCTTTAATGTTTTCTAAATGTTCTTTTTTCAAACTGTAAACTGTTTCTCTCGGAATTTTTACCATTGACATTAACATCTAATACATACAATCTCTTTATGCATTGAATAAAAATATACTTGTTTTTTGACAACTTCTTCTGACAATACTTGTATAAAACATCACCATGCATCATCGAATAATGTGGTAGTTATAACTGCATCACTCTCTTTTACATATTTTTCTTGATCTTTGTACCGTGCCCATGGATCCCTATAAACTATCCCATCAACATTGTGTAAACCGTTTATATTGTGAATATCCTCGAGTTCTTTTTCATTTTCTTTTACCCAATTACATTCCAACTTTTTCACTCTTCCATTTATTTCGATACGATGTGCAACTTTGCGAAAGATTTGCAAACAACCTATTACACTGTTTATTACAACTTTGTGTGTAATATTTAAACACAAAAATAGTATCATCACATCACCATTAATTGTTAATGTATCACAACTACCACGAACCGTCATTATATGTACATTGTTCCTAATAACAAGGTCTTTTCCATAAGAAACCATGTTAATATCATATTTGAACAATATTGGACTTCTGTATATCTTATCTACCAAAGTTTGACCTGTATCTTGTCCACAATATAATATTAAATTTGCCATAACTATAGACCCAGTAGGTAAGATGTCTAATAACTTAGATATTTTATTCAATTCTTCTTTTTCCGATTGATCAGGATTAATGTCGTATACAAGAAAATCAATGTTGTAGTTATATTTATTACCGTGTTTTTTGATAATTTCTATGACATCTTTGTATGTTTTAAAGGGCTTACAACTAGATCCATGACAGTACAACTTTAATGTTCTCTTTTTTGATTTGTAAAGTTTATATATTCTGTTGAAATACTTGCAACACACACCGAAATTGAACTGTTCTTGTATACCCAGAAATTGAAAGACCACTTCGTATTCATTTGATAACCTACGTGACATTGTATGTTTTGTGAAAGCATATTTAAGTATTTTTCTAAAAAAAGCATATTTAAAAGTATACATATATTTGTACATCATATTGATAACTATGACAGATTGGAAAAAAGAGATTGAAAAAAATAGTGATTTAACATTGAATGATGTTCCCATTTCTGAAAGAACTTTCAAAGTTTGTGAAATTTTTTTGAAAGATGATTATGAGAACATTAACTATATTCCAGAAGATCATAAATTATCTGATGAAGAGATCAGTGAACTATGCTTTTGGGTTATAGATGAGTATGAAAGAGTTGATGATTGTGGATATCCTGTATATCGAAATGTGAATACATTGTCTATGATTCCAGAGAGATTGAGAGTTTACGATATTTGTGAAGAACTGGTTGAAATGAATATCGTAAATTTTAAATACGTTCCTGATAAACACAAAGATTTCAAAATGTGTTCATTTGCCTATGCTCAGAGAGCTAGATCGTTTGAGAATATAAAATCGTATTTTCCTGAAGAGTTTCTCAAAAGTATTGAGAATGGTGTTATCCCAGAAACAGAAAGAAGTAAAGACACATTGTTAAGCATCATTGGGAACTATAGAGAGTTTTTCAAGTTTTTACAAGATGATGAGAAAACCCTCGATGTATGTGTTCGTCTCTTCTCCAAAAAAGAAGGAAAAGATCAAGATAGAGAGTTAATGGAATATATTCCTGAACAGTTCAAGAAAAAGTTCTATATGCACTGTTTGATGTACCGTCAATACGATATCAAGAATGTTCCAGATGAGTACAAACCTGCAAATAAGAATGAGTGGCACAAATATGTGTTAGATGATATAACAAAAGTTGTTCACATGCCGAAAGAGCTTATGGATGCTGAAATGGCAGAGAAGATTGCTATGAAACAGAATAATGGATTGGCATATATTTATGATGAGTTCAAAACATATGAATTGTGTAAAAAAGTGATTGAAAAGTATCGAGATGCTATTAGTCATGTTCCATTGAGAATGCGAATGCAGATTCTTGACGAACTAGGTCCTGCTAAAACGCATGTTGATACATGGAGACAAAATCGTGAGAGATTGATGGAGATTGGTGACCTATTCGCATATATAGCTGATGGAGATATTGATAAATGTAAAGAGATTATAGATCTATGTGGATATCAAGGTATTAAATATATTCCTACAGAACATTTGACAGATGAATTGATTATCTATTACATACGTAAATATAGTTCATCATTGGGAAAGATTCCGGAAGATAAGAGAACTTACAAGATTTGTAAGATTGCATCTGAAGGAAAATTACCATGTTTTTTGAAAGATGTTCCGGAAGTTCACAGAACCGAAAAGATTTGTAGAAAATGTTTGAAGTATCTCAATCAAAATATCGATTATGTTCCTGATAAGTTTAAGGATAAGCTTTTGAGAGAGTATGTTGATACACAATGTATAACCACAAGTGTTGTTAATATTCTGAGAGATTATTTGACGGAAGAGCAATTTATGAAAACTTTTAATAGAGCGTTAAATGGTTGTGATGTAGTTGATTATGAACTTTTGTACTCATGTTTGTATTATGACACTGCGATAGTAGAAAAGTACTTTACACAAGATATTGTTGATAAACTTTTTGAAAAGTGTGGGTATCCTCATGGAATATTAAATTATCTACCTGATAAGTTTAAGACGAAAGATTTCTGTTTGATATTCTATGAAACTCGACCAGATATTGTTGAAGGGCGATACTGTTATGATTGGATTAAAAGTGTTCCTGATGATGTCGCAAGAGAATTAAAATTTCGATGATATATAATATATTATATAAACATATATAATGGAGAGTAATTTTTCTACATATTTGAGAACATTGGATTATAGTGATACTGAAACAATTGATACAGAAAATAAAACTGGTCAAATTCCAACATTTATTACACGTTTTAAGAATTTAGTGAATATCCATATGTCAGGAAATAATTTGACTGGTTCAATTCCAAAAGATCTCTGTAAAATATCAACATTACAAGAGATATATATTAATAATAACAATCTCACTGGAAAAATACCAATAGAGATTGGAAACTTACATAATTTACAAGAACTCTGTTTGAGTAATAATAAACTAACAGGAACTATACCAATAGAGATTGGAAACTTACATAATTTACAAGAACTCTATTTGAGTAATAATAAACTAACAGGAACTATACCAAATAGTGTTGGACAACTTCTAAATTTAGAAAAACTGTCTCTGTCAGATAATAAACTAAGTGGAACAGTACCAAAAAGTATTGGACTGTTAGTAGAATTACAAGAGCTTTTTATAGAGAATAACAGACTTACTGGAACAATTCCAATGGAAGTACAAAAATTGAAGAATCTTACTGAGTTCGATTTTTATGGAAATATGTTTGATAAACTATCTTTGAGAAATTACAGTTTAAGGAACATTAAAAAATATCATTTACAAAATTTGATGAACTATAAGGAGTATAATTCTGTAAAAGAACTTATTGAGATGTATATATTTACTGGTAAAATTACAGATATATTTACAATAAAAGTTATAAATAAAGTTAGAAAACTTATAAAAAAAGTTAAAGAATTAACAAATGATCCAACAAATGAAGAAGCGGTTGATATAATAAAAAGAATAAGTGATACAATATATCATCATCAAAAACAATTATATCCACAAATTGATGATACATTAAAAAATCATGTAGAGAATGTGTATGTTATAAATGCCCATGGTAGAATAAAACCTGAAAAATACATATTTATTCCAGATAATTTATCAATTATAACATTAACAACTCCTGGATACTCTTCATATCTATATTCTGAAAACTCTCTATTGAGTTTATCTACTAAGATGTACCTTAATTATCTTCTTCCTGGAATAAGTTATGGTAAAGGTCGCAAAAAAAAGAATCAATTAAGATTCTTTAAATCTGGAGATATTATAAACAATATTTTATTAAATTTCAAAATGGAATATCCTAAAAACAACAATAATAATGTTCATAATGGTGGTATAATAAGATATATTGATATAGATTCTAAAAGTAGTAGACCTATAAATGGTAAAGCAAAACTCAACCTTCACATAAAAAATGGAGATCTATCTTGGGGAGAAATAACAGAAAACAGTTATGAATCTGATCTTGTAAGTGTTATTAAAAAATTCAGAAATAGACATGGACATTATTTGATTATTTTAACATCTTGTCAAGATTTCAATGCTTTAAGAATTGTTAAACAAGTGAGTCCTGTTTATACAAATTTATCAAGAAAACTTGAATGTTTTCAAGATTTGATACCGGTTATACAAAGAAATGAAAATTTGGGAATTCAAAGATTACAAAACTTATCCTCAACATATAAACATAATGGGAATTGTTATCTTGAATTAGTATCAAAATTGAGAAAAATTATAGATATTAATGATGATAGAAAAAAAACAGCTAGTAATATGTTAAAATACATTGAACAGAAGTATAATGATATTGAAATTGTTGAATATAACGCATTAAAAAGTATTTTAAAAATGTTTGATGAACCTCAAAAAGGTGGAATAAAAAAGAGATACGTTTTCTTTAAAAAATACGGTAAAAGATTGGTTCGACATTATAAAAATGGCAAAGAATATTGTATAATAAATGGTAAAAAAGTTAAAATTGAAAAGTTTACTTCTTAAAAATATATCAATGATATAAGCTATATGAAAAAAGAAGAAGAATTGATTACATTACCATATGTTAAAATTTAACCTGATACCAATTTTAGAGAGGTATACTCCAAACATGAAACTTATGAAGAAGACAAGAATATGTTAATTAAAAATTTGAAGAGTTGGGACAACAAAATAATTCCAATATGTGATATAATTCTACAAAAACATAAAATATATATGAAAAATTATGGATTAATTTGCAGATCAAACAAATATTATGATGATGAAAATGGAAAGGTTATACCATTTGAATTGTCATTAACTCGTGGAAGACAACTTGTTCTTAAGTTGTGCTATCCATGGAAAGAGAAATGAAGAGAGCGAATTATATCGATAGTAGTATCAAAAATATATTTATATATATCTTATTCAAGACAATTACCTGGCGAGAGAGACAAAGCACGAATGGTATATGATTTTTGTTGCAAAAATCGTGGAAATATATTTGATAAAAATAAATGGCAACACATGGCATTCTGTTTTGGAATAATAGCGATTGAGAGTGGTCTGTATGATGATTCACAAATATTGGATTATTTAATTAAAATTACTAGTTGATTTTTTTTATCACATTATTTTATAGAATGAAAGTCAAACAAAAGAGAGTTCTCAAAAATGGAGCAACTGCTGGATACGTTTATTACAGTGGTGAGAAGAAATGGAAATGGAGAATTATTAGTGGTCCTCAAAAAAGGAGCTGGTAAAACTAGATCTTGTAAATATTTAGATAGAAAATTGGGTATTCCATTAGGGAGAAAGACATTGGAAAATCATTTGAAAAAAATAGGTGTAAAAAATGCTGAAAATGCTGAAAATGCTGAAAATG